GTTAAAGTATGAATCTTTTATATGCCCATCGGTATGCTTTCTCTATTGCTTCTTCCAACTCCGTACTATTTTGTTTATAGAGTTCAGTTCCTTCTACTTTACTTTGACCTTTGTAATCAATATAGAGTGTAACATCAGAACCTTTATAACCTCCACGCTTTGTAGGTTTCTGCACAACGTAGATATGTTCATACCAACACGCTTCTTTCATTTTATAATATTCCAATTAGTTTATCGCTTATTTCGTTAGCCCATAACATAAAGTACATAAAAAAGTACATTGATGCAATAGCAAATCCTGCAAAAGCAGCACCTCCTAATATAATCTTAATTAGGTTCTTTCTGTTCTCTTTTCTTGTTAATTCATTTAACAATAAATACTCTTGATTTTCCATAATTATAATATTTAGTTATACAAAAGGGGAGTTGCCTCCCCCTGTTTTTTAAAGTTGTCTTTCGTAAACTCTTAAATCTTTAAATTCACTAATCAACTTCTTTATTTCTTCATACAGTTCGTATCCTGCTGAATTTGTTGATGTAGAAAAGAAAGTCCATCCATCATATCCTTTTTCACACCCTACTTTCTTTTTTCTTCTCCAATCTCCATACATCATTACTTGTATAAAAGATGGGTCTAATCCTTGTTGTTTATCCCAATTAGAGGATAATGAATTAAGTTTTGTTCTCAATTCTTGGTAATCTTGTACTTGTTTCATTTGTTCTTTGTATTAGTTAAACTTTGTTTTACTTTGTAAAGATATAAACATTTTTTTAACTACAAAACTTTTTTTACTTTTTTTTAATATTTTTTTTAGTAGATAAAATATTCTCCTTTATTGGGATTCTCTAATTGGTCTGTTAATACGTAACGAGCAGCATCTATACAGTCAGGATGTTCACCTGTAGGTTTTTGTAGTGTGTTACCATCTTTGTCTTTTGACCAAACATATCCTTGTAGTTCTTTTTTTAAGTTCCTACTTCTTGCAGTAACATATATTTCGTTTTGGTTTATGAGGTTGATTCCATATACTACTGAATCCCTTCCTTTGCTTACACCATATATAGAGTGTCCATATCCTTGCAATTCTGCAATAGATTTTGGCTCTGCTGAATCAGCCACAATGCTTTCTTTTATATCCTGTTCGGTTAAGAATCTACTTATATCTCTATTTAACATTCCTTTCTTGTATAGAACCTCATCGTAAATATAAGCATCATTCCATTTATAAAGTGCTATCAAGGTAGTTGGGTCAACTGAATATCCAAAGTCCATACCATAAGCTAATAATCTTGCATCTTCAGGTATTCTATCTATTTGTTTCCAATCAGGAATACATACACCTTCTAAACTACCTTGTTCTCCTAATCCATATACTTTCCACCAGTTCGCCCAATAGGTTGAGGTCTTTGCTTTCTCCTTTGCCTTCTCTATTTCCTTTACAATACTTTCAGGTAGTGCATTATTGTCTTTATAGGTGAGTGTGATATAATCCGTATCAGGTTGTCCTATCAACTCTTTGTCCACCCAAAACAAATTAGATGGGTTATAGTCTAACCATATTGTTCCACTTGTTCTTGTTGCTAATTGTGTGTAAGCATCAAACGGTACATTGTTACATTCGTTTATATATAGGTCTGTTCTTCTTGCACCTCTTAATTTATCAGGTTGGTCAGTTGAAAAGAACTCTATATAACTACCATTAGTAAAATTGTATTTTAAGGTACTTTTATTGAACTGACTATCCTCATACCTATTAAGACCCTTTAAAACCGCTAAGAAGTCCTTTAAAGCACCTCTACGAAGGTGTGGTATAGATTCAGATACTACACTTATCTCTTTACCTTCGTTTCTTATAGCGTAATCAATCAATAAACAAAGTATTGAAACAGTCTTACTTGCAGAAGTACCACCTTTAACAATTCGTATCCTGCTTCGTAATTCTTTTAGTTTGTAAAATGCTATTGTTTTTTTAACTCGCATTAATCCACATCTTCCATAAACAACGGTAAGTCCTCGTTGATTTTGATGTCTTTTGTTTCTCTTGGTTTACCCAAGTAATAATTAAGATATAAAGTAACCCATTTAATATCACCTGACTTTACACCTTCTGATAAAGCTGCAAGTGCATCATCTTCTAATGGGCTTAAACGTTCTACAAGTTTTATTTCTTCGCTTTTAGGTTTACGCCCTGCAAATCCTTTTGTTGAGTGTCCACCATTGTTTTTTCTACCATCCATAATTAAAATACATTAATTAATTAATTATACAATAAAAAAATTTACCTTTTGTTAAAAGCGTAAGCCATACCCATTACAAATCCAAAACCCATTAAGCCAAACAATTCAAATAGTTCTGCAGCCATTGTTAACCTATAAATCCATACTTTTGATAGAACTTCTCTCTACGATTGTACTTCTCTGTTATTTCGTTTAGTTGTTTAGATAGTTCTTCATTTGCTTCTTGTAGATTCTTTACTTGTTCTTTTAGGGTAGCATATCTTAATACAAGGCCTTCGTTTATTTCTATTACTTCTTCTTCTTGTTCTATATTGAATATTTTGTTTTTAAGAAGTTTGTAATTGTTTTTAATTCTTGAATCTTGCTTCATCCAGTTATCAAGTTGTTTGATACCGTGAAGAACTGTAGCGTGATTCTTGTTTAAATCAGACCCTATTGTTTCTAAACTTAAATTAGTAAAATCTCTACATAGTTTATAATAGGTTGCTCTTGCTTCAACGTAATGTCTTTTTCTTGTTGATGTGTTAATGTTTAAGTCAAAGTATTGGTTTACTATTTCGTTAATTAGTTCTTTTGTCATTTCTTACTTTATTAATTATTTCTCTTATTGTCATATATCCTGATTCGTGTATTGCTTTTAGTATTCCTGCACACGCTTCATATTCTTCTGCTTTCTCATACAGTTCTATGGCTTCTTCAAGTTCTGTTATACTTCTACCGTTAGCTATATCTGTAAGAGCAAGGTAGTAAAATTCTTCTATTATATCTTTATTCAAAATTCTTTTTATAATTACTTCTTTCCACTTGTAATTTATAAAATTCAAATGCCCTAAATCCTGTTATATGAGAATCAGTAGGTACAAGATATTTCCATCCTTTTGACTTTCCCCTATTTATGTAATAAAATAAAAAAGCTGCAAGTTTACCTGTGTTCTTTTTAAATATAACAGTAGCAGTATGGTCGCTTGTTGGTATTATCTCTGCTATTTGAAATGTTTCTTTATTGTAATTACCCTCCCTTTCTTTTTGAGAGTATCTACTACAAACATCATTTGCAAATAAATCAAGTTCTTTTGCTATCTCTTTATTCATTCCAATCTAATCTATTGCCTTTTGACTTGATGTTCTTGTAATCGTTTCTTTGCCATTATGTTAAAAATAATTGATTATTACGTAATCTTTTATTATATTTTTCTTTAATATTTGTTACTATTTTATATTCATTATTTTCTATAGGTATTGTATAGTTTTTTATTTTACTACATAAAATTTTTATCTTAAAATTATCATTATTATTATATAAGTGCTTCAATGCCCTAACCATTTTTGATTGGTGTAAATTATTTTGTTTGTTAGCAGATTGCATTTCATTTAACCAATTTAATATTGTTTCTCCTTGTATATAATCTATCATCATAGTTCCTTTAGTTATACTATCAGTTACTTTATAAGCAGGATTTCTTGGTTTTTCACTTATAATAAATAATTCATTTAATAATGTTTCTTTTACTTCAGAATAATCTTGATATATTTCTTTTAATTTAACGTATTCAGGATATTTTAAGGTTGCATAATAATGAATCCAATCTTTTGTTCGTGTATTTGACCTATTTGAGTTTATTTCTACAATATCTTCTGATGAATAATTTTTATCATAGTCAATAATAAATATTATATAATAAGCCAACTCTAATAGAGCAATAAATCTATGTTGACCATCTGTTATATAATAAAAACCATTTTCAAACTTAACATTAATAGGTTGTTTTAATCCTTTTTCTTTTATAGATTTTTTATATTCATCTACTTTTTTTCTATTTATTTTCCTATTCTCATCATAGAATATAAATAAATCATAATCTTTACTTTCTTTTAATTCAAAGTGTTTTAATCTTTTTTCCATAATTATCATATTTATTCTTTGTGCCTACTCTATTAGGTTTTCAGCTTTCCCTTATAATATTCCTCTCATTACATATTGGTCTAAATCATTCTCCTGCTCAAAGAAGTATTTATAGTTGTCTATAGCTTGTCTGAATTTCTGTTCGCCTCTTGCTAAAAATTCATCACTTACATCAAAGATTCCTATATCAGTACTTGCCTTATCTACCACAAGAAATACAAACTTATTCTTATTAAATAGTTTAAGATATAACCACGCTTGTAAATCATACGAATACTTATCTGCACTATACCGAAATGTAGAAAGGTCTGCAGAAGTCTTATAATCTATAATTGTATCTTCTTGTATAATATCTGCCTTTCCTCTAAATGCTAATCCTTCTATCATTTGTATAGCAGGTACTTCAAACTCCGATTTAGATAATAGTCTTAGTGCTGCCTCATTTCTTAAAACTGCATCTGCTAATCTCTCTGCGGCATTACGTTCCTTCATTAGATAAACCTGACCGTGTTTTTTCTTTGCATCTTTGTATATGTTTGTGTTCTTGGTAGAAGCATCCACAAATATCATATTATCTAACTTATGAGGTTCTAATATCATTAAATGCGCTAATCTACCTTCACTCAATGCTGCAGTATCTTGACTTCCATATAATGTAACATTTCTATAAGTCTTAGGGCTTTTAAGTAG